ATGGTTATTGATAAGTTAGAGACATTATCATCAAACTCTGATTTACAAACTAAAACAAAAATTAATGAGACTATAGAAAAGATTAAAACTGATAAAGTTGATTCTGTTTCTTTATTTAAATTAAAATCGCTTAATGAGACATTATAATTTTTTGTTTATAAATCGCTTTTAATTTCTGAGCTCTAAGTTTTACCGATTTCTTAGTAAATTCTTTTCTCTTTTTTAGGATGTCATTTTGTTTAGTACGAATGACTTTACCCTTAAGAGTTTTTAACGCTTTATCTAGCGTTTGTCGGTTATTTATTTCTACAATTATCATATTATTACATATATTACAAAGTTAAATAAAGTTTTTGACAAGACAACTTTAATTGTCTATTTTTATTAAAAATAAACTTCAATAATATGAAACAGAATGAAAAAAGGGAAAAGCTCGAAACTAACAGGTTATCGCTCCTACAAAGTTAACTACGGAACCGTAGATTCAAAAAACTTAAAATCAATTTACTTAAACATCCAAACTTGGGCCGAACCAAAAACCGACATAACATCCCCAAACAGAGAGGTAAATAACTTATCAAGGTCGATTAAACACAGTGTCTTAGAGAATATCAATAAAGATTTATATGAAGATAAATTTATTGTTGATTTAGATTTAAGGTGTAGTGGAATACAAATCAATAAAAAATCATTTTTAAATTTAGAGTGTTATTTTTATTTAAAAGAGTTAGGTAATGACTTTAAAAGTAAAGAAATTAAGGACTCAATTAAACAAATAACCAATTCAATCATTAAAAATAACTTTATAAAAAATGAAATTTTTAAATTTTCGTTGACAAAAAAACAACTAGTTTAACGAATTAAACACCAATACTATATTATCGATATATTTATTTGTAAAGAAAAAAGATGAAAGTATTATCACCGAATGAATCAGGTAAAGGTATTCTGATTGAATATGATGCGGGTTTCGTGTCACCAACAGAAAGACGTAACGCCGAGATTATTAAGGAATCTAAAAATATGTTAGACCATTCAAAACCATTTGAGTTCTACGCAGTTTTACAAAAATATAACACTCCAAATAGAAATGGTAGAGTTTATCCTGAAAAGATATTAAAAAGAGAAGCTGAGAACTATAAAAAGGCGATTGAGAAGGGAACATCATTATCTGAGTTAAATCACCCTGAATCGTCTCTAATTGATTTAGATAGAGTTTCTCACATTATCACAGAGGTGTGGTGGGAAGGTAATATCTTAATGGGTAAATTAAAATTGTTAACCTCTCCAGGATTCCACGAAAGAGGAATAATCTCTTGTAAAGGAGATATGGCAGCGAATTACCTTAGGCAAGGAGTTACTTTAGGTATCTCATCAAGAGGGGTTGGTTCTTTAGCCAAGAAGGGGGAACAAAATGAAGTACAAGACGATTTTGAATTAATCTGTTTTGACTTAGTATCCTCACCATCAACGCCAGGAGCGTATTTATTTGTAAATGCTGAAGATAGAAGTAAGTATGATGAAAATTTAGATGAAGAAAAAAAAGTTCAAATGTCGAGAGTGACAGGAATGGATGTTAATTCAGGAAGTAAATCGCTTGACTTAATGAGAAAATTATCCGATTATTTAGGAAAATAAAAAATTATAAAAATGGACGAAAAGTATTTTGTAGCAAAAATTCAGTATGATTTACCTGATGAGAACACGGGTAAAATTAAAAAAATTAGAGAAGAAAAACTTGTTAAAGGTTTTTCAGTAACAGATGTTGAAGCTAAAGTTACTAAGAGATATGAAACATTCTCACAAGAATGGAGAATAACTGCGGTATCTGAAAGTAAGATTGACGAGGTTATCGAATAAAAAAAACTGATGAAAATGATAAAAGGAGAACGAAAGTTCTCCTTTTTTTGTATTTGGTAATATTTATGTTAGTATAAAAACATATTTTTTTTTATCCACTAAACCTCAAATCCAAAAAAAATTAATTTAACAATATTAGAAAGTTAAGTTTTTTTGTTATTTGGAAATATTTATATACAAATAAAAAACAATAATGGCAGAAAAACAAAATCTTGTAGAAGAGGCACTTATCCAAATGAGAAGTTTGGAGAACGTAGTTGCCGAAAATGCAAAAGGAATACTTGCTTCAACTATGAAGGAAGAAATCAGCGAATTAGTAAAAGAGTCTTTAAAAGGGACTGAAAAAGATTCTGACCTTGATTTGGATATGTCTTACGGTGAAGACCTTGGAGAAGCGGATGACGCGGACTTAGAGGATGAAACTATAGACTTTGAAGATGATGAGGAATCAGATGATAACTTTTCAATGAATGACACAGACGACCTTGAGTCAGATGATGATTTCAGTTTTGGGTCTGATGACGACGATTCATTAGTTGACTTAACAAATGCTAGCGACGAAGAAATCCTTAAAGTTTTTAAAGCTATGGGTGACGAAGACGGTATCATAATTAAGAAAGACGGTGACACAATCGATTTAGAAGATTCAAACGATAACGTACATTACAAAATTTCAATCGGTGAACAATCGACTGGTGGTAATATGGAAGAATTCGAAACTCCAGACCCTATGGCGGGAACTATTGAGGAAGATGACTTAATGTTCGAAATCTCATTGGAAGACGAAGAAGGTGAAGACGAATGGTCTGAACTTGATTTAGGTTTATCAGATGATGATGATACTTTTTCATCTCATAAAAGCAAAACACATAAATCACCAAAATTTAATTTTGACGATTTAGATTCTGAAGAAGAAGAAGAAGAAGAATTTGATTTCGACTTTGGAAACGAAGATGAAGATGAAGAAATTGTTTATGAAATTGAAATGGGAGATGAATCTGAAGAAGAAGAAATCATCAATATTGGTGATATGTCTGAATACGAAGATATCGAAAAAATGGAAACAAAAGAAGGATTCAAAGCAAAAGGAGTAGGAATGGGAAAACCTAAGTTCGGTTATAATAAGACTACAGGTGGTTTCAAAGAAAATATGAAACACGGTAATCCAACAAAAGGAACAGGGAAACCAAAATTTGAATTTAAAGAAGAAGACGAAATGGAACCAACTAAAGTAGGTGGTGAAACAGGCGAAGCTTCAAGAACATTAGGTACAGGTAAATATTTCGGAAAGAAAGGATTACCAAAACCTAAAGCAGCACCTCAACATTTAAGAGTTGAATCAGTTAATGTTAAAGAATTACAAGTTCTTAGAGAAAGAAACGAAGAATACAGAAAAGCTTTAAACATTTTCAGAACAAAATTAAATGAAGTTGCAGTGTTCAATTCAAACTTAGCATACGCTACTAGATTGTTCACAGAACATTCAACAACAAAACAGGAAAAAATCAATATCTTAAGAAGATTTGATTCTGTTGAATCTTTAAAAGAGTCAAAATCTCTTTATAAAACAATGAAAGATGAATTAGGTAACCAAAGTTCGGCTACTGTAGTTAAAGAGTCCTTACAAGAGAAAATCGAAAGAACTCCAGCTTCAGGTTCAGCTATTAACTTAATGGAATCTAAAACATATGAAAATCCTCAATTCTTAAGAATGAAGGATTTGATGACAAAAATGAATGTCGTTAAATAAATAAAATAAAACTTAAAAAAATATTCAAAAATGGGAGCATTATTAGAATCAGGTCTTGTTGGTAACATCGGGTTAAAACACCTTAAAGTTATCAAAGAAGATACAATCAACAAATGGGATAAATTAGGATTCCTAGAAGGCCTTAAAGGTCACCTAAAAGAGAACGTTGCTCAGTTATATGAGAACCAAGCGTCTCACTTAATAAACGAAGCGTCTGCTACAGATTCATCAGGTTCATTCGAAACTGTTGTTTTTCCAATCGTTAGACGTGTATTCTCTAAATTATTAGCGAATGAAATCGTTTCAGTACAAGCTATGAACTTACCAATTGGTAAATTATTCTACTTCGTACCTAAAATTCAAGGTTACAACAATGGTGACGCTAACCATTCAGGAGAGCACTACGCACCAATTGGTTCACCAGGTAACTATCCAGGAACTATCGATGAGGGTTACACAGGAACAGGAGCTTACGCTAAAAATCTTTATGATTTATTTTATGAAGGTTCTGAACCAACTTTAAACCCAGCAGGTCTTTTTGATTATTCAAAAGGTCAATGGTCGGCAATCACTGCTACAACTACTATCCAAGTTTGGAATGACGGAAAATTAGACAATGCAACAACTCAATTTAATGGTAAAAACGTTAGAAAAATGATTGTTAAAATGTGTGGTTTCTATGATAACGGTGTAGGTAAAATGATGGGACCTGACGGTTCAGAAATTGATACTGAAGCTTTTTTATCTGACTTACATATCATCGCTGGTACAGGTTTAACTGCTGAATCAGGATGTACTGATACTGCGGCATCTGCATTACCGTTCAGAGTTGTTACTCAACAATACGGTAAAGGTATCGTTTCACCAACATCTAACAGAGTACCAACTACATTCGCAAACGGAAACGGTGGCGTTTATGAAAGTGTATGTGATGTTAATGGTTGTATCTACTTAGAAGTTGATTTACAATGTCCAGTATGTGCGACTTGTGGAGCTGACTCTTTAGACGGATACACAGGTACTTCTATCACTACTGCAGTTGCGGGAACTTCATTCATCGCTGTTTTCAGACGTTATGAAGAATTAGAATTTGAAGATAAAATCGGTGAGGTTTCTTTCGACTTAGAATCTGTTACAGTTTCTGTTACTGAAAGAAAATTAAGAGCACAATGGTCTCCTGAGTTAGCTCAAGACGTTGCGGCTTTCCACAACATCGATGCTGAAGCTGAATTAACGGCTTTATTATCTGAACAAGTTGCGGCTGAAATCGACCGTGAAATCTTAAGAGATTTACGTAAAGGTGCGGCTTGGACTTTAAGATGGGATTATAACGGATGGAAGAGATTATCTCAAACTACTTCTTATACTCAAAAAGATTGGAACCAAACTTTGATTACTGCAATCAACCAAGTTTCGGCTCAAATCCACAAATCAACGTTAAGAGGTGGAGCTAACTGGATTGTTGTTTCTTCTGAGATTTCAGCTATCTTCGACGATTTAGAATACTTCCACGTATCTAACGCGGCACCAGACCAAGACCAATACAATATGGGTATTGAAAGAGTTGGTACTTTAGCAGGTCGTTACCAAGTTTTCCGTGACCCTTACTTCCCAGCAAACACAGTGTTAATGGGACACAAAGGAACGTCATTGTTAGACACAGGTTACATCTACGCACCATACGTACCGTTACAATTAACTCCAACAATGTATAACCCATTCAACTTCAC